GCATGGGTGTGTACCGGGGAGGAGGGCGCGCTGGGCGCCCGGGGTGAATCAGAACGGGATGTCGGACTCTAGGTCAGGTTCCGGTTGACGCTGCTGCTGTCGCGGCGCTTGCTGCTGCGTCTGCTGCTGATCGTCGCGCGGCTCGAACAGGGCAAGCCACACGCCGCCATCGTCAGAGCGAGGGCAGCCGGCCGGGTTGAACGAGGCGTCCAACTTCAGCCGAAACCCTTTTGATGTCTGAATCACCGCCCCGACATTGCGGGTGACGTACTTCGTTTGGCCGTCCTTCTCGTACTGACCAATGGTTGCTACCACGTCGTATCGCTTACTCATGCCGCCTTACTCCTCATGCGCTCTCGCATTTCGTGTTCAAGTTCTGCCAGCTCTTCGAGGAAGAGCTTGATCTCGGTTTCCATCTGCCTGATTCGTGCCTCGTCGCGCTCCAGGCGGAAGCAGGCGTACTGCAGTTCATCCGGCAGGCGGTCGTCGAAGGTCACGAAGTCGACCCACTCCAGATCGGCGCAAGCCATCTGCGCGAACATCTGCCATTCGTACTGCGGGTCATGCTTGCCGGATTGGATAGTGGCGACGTGGGTGGCCGTATTCGGGCATTTGATCTCGAGGCCGCCGCGCCCCTTGGGTAGTAGGATCAGGCCGTCTGGCGAGGCACCGAAGCTTTCGATCTTCGGGTGCAGAAGCAAGCCCGCCTCTACGATCATCAGGCCTTTGTCGACCTCGTAAGCGGAGCGTGCGATGGGCTCCAGTTCGTTTCCGCGCTGAACGGCCGGTTTGCGGGAAAGGTCTTCGCCGCCAGGCATTCCAGTCAGCCGCTCGCAAAGCAGCTGCATCATGTAGTTCTGGCGGGTAGCAGAAGGGGCGCCTCCGCGCCCCTTTGCCATTACGTCTTTGACCTTGCTTGCAGTGACCTTGCCTAGCCTGGCCGCGAACCATTCATCACTGCGCTGATCCATCTCTCACCTCCTCGTACTCGGCATCGACCGGCTGCTCCATAAGGAACTTCTTGCGGGCGTCCTTGGCGGTTGTCAGTTGGTCGCGTGCGCCTTTCGACTTGTGGGACTTCCAGGCATCGCCGAAAGCGGCTTGCAGGTCTTCCATCGTCGGCGCTGCGTTGATCAGCGATAGAGCTTCTGCAATGTCCTCGACTTCCTCGCCTGGCGTCACGTCGCGCTCCACGATGCGCTCGGCTTCATCCTGGTCGTAGATGCCGGCAAATCCGAACGCAAGGCGGGCGCACTGGATCATGGCCTTGTGACGCAGCATCCGCTTCGGGTGCGACTGCCAGGGCTGAGTGTTGCGCTTACACTCGGACATGTATTCGGTGATGCTGGTCGGGTGCTTCCGGTCCTTCCGGTAAATCCGGCAGGTGTACTCGCTGCCATCGGCCGGCATCTCGAAGTCCATCCCGTCAAACTGCGGATGCTCGTTGATGATGCGAGACCAGCCATCCAGGCCAACGACAGGTACGATCCCGTTGTTCTTGTCCGGGAAGGCGTACAGCTCTTTCGTGAACGGGTTCAGCTTGTACTGATCCGCGACAATCAGCAGGGCGACCATCTGCGCGTCGCTGACCTGGCCCTTAAAGCAGGTCTGCTTCAGGGTGTTGGCGACTTCTGCCGGGGTGGCGCCCATCTCGTAGCGCTGAGCGAATTTGTTCAGTAGCGGTGTCAGTGCGGTGCTCATCGGATCTACCTCAGTAAGTGATCTGGATGTTCGGAATCTGGCGCTTGGCGATCAGCGTAACGGCCTGCTTGGCGCACTCTTCGGTCATGCCGCCAGCAACGAAGGCTTCCATGGCGGCTCGGTTGATCGCGGCCTTGTGTGCTTTGTCCGCCTCGCGTGCCTTGGCTTCAGCCTCAATGCGGGCCTGCTCGTCGGCTTGGCGCTGGCGTTCGGCTGCTGCTGCGCGCTCGGCACGCTCGGCGGCATCACGCTCTGCCTGCTCGGCGCGCTGCTGGGCTTCCAGCTTCTCGCGCTCTGCTTGTTCAGCCTGCAGCTTCAGTTCCAGCTCGCGGCGTTCGGCTGCGGCCTTGGCCTCGGCTTCGCGCCGTACGGCCGCTTCGCGTTCGGCCTGTGCGCGCTGCTCTGCTTCGCGCTGGGCTTGCTCGGCGGCTTCACGGGCGATGCGCTCCTCGCGTTCTTTCTGCTCGCGCTGGGCAGCTTCGGCGCGGAGGCGTTCTAATTCAGCTTGCTCGGCTTCGTATGCTTGCCTCTTGGTCAGGGCCAGCTGCAGGGCGGTGAGCGTGGCGGCCTTGACGCGATGCGCTTCGGCTTCGAACTCTTCCCAGTCGGCGCCAACTTCAATCGCTTCAAGCTGGGCGATACGATCAGCGAGGTATTGCGCGTCGTATTCACCGGCCTCGCTGGCAAACTCGCGCATCATCGTGATTCGGTCTTCGTGCTTGGCCACCCGATCCGCTTCAGCCTGCTCCCACTCATTCAGCGGCGCCCGCACCTCGTCCTTCCAGGCGTCCAGCGTGTCGCGCATCCGCTTGCGCTCGGCGTCGATCTTCTTCGGGATTTCCTTCAGCTCGGCGACCAGTTCCTTGCCTACGTTGTCGAGCGCCGTTTTGGAGCGGGCTACCTTGTGGGCAATCGACGCGATGGCGTCGCGGCCTTTCTTCGTCGACACATCCGGCACGAAGGCGTCGATCTCGGCGCGAATCTGCTGCAGGTACGGGTCAAGCCCGTTCGCAGCCTGGAATACTTGCAGTGCGGTTTCCTTTGGCGGCACAAGGGCCAATTCCGTAGACATGAGTTCTCCTTGGCCGCGTCTCGCGCAGCCTGATCAGTAGTTGGTGTTACCCGAAGAAGTGAAAGATCGCCGCCTCACCAATGAGGCCGAAAGCGAGCGTTGCGGAAAGGACGCCGAACCCGGTAAGGGTCCACCAAGCCGCTGCGAATGAGTGGCCTGTGGGGGTGTCGTCGTGCGGGCCGGTGTCGTAGGGGAGGGGGAGGGTGCGGTTCATGGAAGCACCTCATCGCCTTTCAGGTGGCTGGCAAACACGGTTGCCTCGCCGTTCGTTTCCCAGAACTTCCCGGAGCCATCGGTTAGCTCGAACCATAGGCCCGGGTTCATCCGGCCGGTTGCGCGGCGCTGGCGGACGAACATTCCAAACTTGTTCGGGTTCGTGTCGCCCGCCCACAGATTGCACATCAGATCGCCGAACTTAGGCTTGCGCCCCGCATTGATGCGCGCGGCAAGATCATTCATTGCCTTCCTGCGTTGCTCAAGACTCATCCCGTCACCTTCCCTGCCAGTCCGCTAATCACAGCCAGCAGCGAGAACACTGCCAGGCCGTAGCCGTAGAATTTCCAGAACCAGATGCGCTTGGCGCGTTGGTATTGGCTAGCCATTGGCGCCTCCGACCAGAAAAAGGAGAATCGACATCAGCCCGACCACGAACGGGATCGTGACCATCGCAGCAACAAGCCAGGCCGCGAAGTGTTCGAGCAGCTCAATTTTTAGCTCGCGCTTCATCACACACCCCCCAATAGCGCCACGTAGGTGAGAGTTCCGATAAGCGATCCGGCTACGGTGATGCCTAGGGCGCCGGCCAGCTCCTTGATGACGTAGGCGTTCATGGCTGGGCTCCTTTCAAAAGGTCTGGCGCAGGCTTTCGCGCTCTGCGTAGCGGCAAGTTGTATTTGCGGAAGAAGTCGCGTCTGGCGTCCAGCCACGCCTTGTAGGCCCAGCCAGAACGCTGCGAGTACGGATAGCTGTCGTCGATGGCCTTTGCTATTGCGGCCGGCTCTGCATCGGCGCGGCCAGTTCGCACCGTTTCCATGTGACTCCACGCAGTCGCATACCAGGTCATGGCTGGGCTCCTTGCAGGGAGGCGTCAATTGCGGCGTTCACATCCTCATCGCTGAAGGTGGGCGACCCCATCACTACCTGGGAAACTGACCCGCCCAGCTCACGCATCAGGAACCGATACCGCTCGGCATCCTTCGCCATGCGCCGCACCTGCTCAGGCACCGACACGTCTCCGCCGTCTGGCGGGTCCATGTAGTAAGCGCCCGGCAGTGCTGCCGTGATCTCTCTGATCACATCCAAGCTGTTCGAATACCACTCGGTAAGCGTGTCGATCTGCAGCAACCTCGCATCCCGCTCAGCGAGAAGGGCGCGATTCCGAGCTACCTGATCGTCCAGAAGGGCTTGCAGCTGCATGCGCCGGTCTGCTTCCTTTGCCAGTCGCGCCTTGAGCTTGTCGATGTAGCGATTCGTGCTCATGCAGCAGTCCTCACGGTGAATTTCGTCTTGAGCGTCCACGCCTTCGTGACTGCGTGATTCATACGCAGGTAAAGGCTCGTTTCGATCTGGCCGGTGTCGCGCAGAGCTTTCAGGTAGCCGTACAGCACGTTGCAGTGGTAGTCGGCGGTGGCTGCGTATCGGGCGCCCCGCAGGTGCTTGAAGTGCTCGCGAATGGTGTCTTCGGTCTTCATGCTGCCTCCCGCTTGATCTCTTCGGCGTGTTCGCGGCGCCGGTTGGCCTCGTGTTCGAGGAATGCGTCTATCCGGTCATCGCAGTAGTCGATGAAGGCGGAGACGGTGGCTTCGTCGTGGTCTTTCAGCTGCTCGTTGATCGCGTCTTCGAGCGATTCGCTGTCATCCGGGCACGGCTGTTCGCGGCGCCCTATGGGTCCGTAGTGCTTCATGGTGGATACCTCGGTTGCCCGGATGGGCGATGGAAGGGGTGATGCAGTGGCCGGGCATCACTCCGGCGCGCCTTAACAATGCGGTGGCTCCGCAAGAGGGCTCCCGACCTTTCGGCCCGCAAGGAACTCCCTCTGACGACTTTCTTCCCCGGTGCGCCTGGCTCCGGCATTTCTACTGTTTGCGTGTCTATGGCTGCCACGCCGCACTGCATCGGGGGACGCCCTGCCGATAACGACATTGGCACGGACGATTCAAGGCGCCCTCCGATGCAGGCTCGTTACGTGAGCCATTCGGCCATCTCGACGGGCAAAGCTGTGGGAAATCCCGTAGATGGCTGCCGGGGTTTTCTAGCAATCGAGGCACTGGCCGGCTGATCCTCGTCGCAGGTATCCCGAAGGGCCGCTGCGCTCGGCGGTTTATTTGGTGTGTGTCTGTTTCTTAGGTTTGTAGCCGTCGTTCGGCTGGCCGCAGATGCAGTTCTGCCAAGTTCTCAGCAGCCTGCGGCCGCAAAGACAGTAGCCGCAGAACAAGCTGTCGCGGTGCGCTCTGCGCTCGCGCCACTGATCGCCGTAGTTACTCACTTGTTGCCTCCTTTCCAATTCCTTCTCCACCAATCCCACATGCACAGCGCTGCGAGGATGGCGCAGAGGATCAGGACTTCGGGGCCGGTTAGCATGGCGTGCCGCGGGCCTTGGCGATGGCGGCGCGGGCCATTGCACGAACGTCGTCG